AGATCCGCTTTACCGCCTGCGATGGTCATTTTGCTTTGTCGCTGGATGGGGTGGGCGAGGGATTTGCCGAAAGCAGCAAGCCGCACACGCTTGAGTTCAAGACGATGAACGAGAAGAATTTTGCCGCGCTGAAGGCAAAAGGCGTGAAGGAGACCAAGCCGGTCTATTGGGCGCAATGCCAGATCGGGATGCACCTCGCCGAGATCGACCGTTGCGTGTTTCTGGCGGTGAACAAGAACACCGACGAGCTTTACATGGAGCGGATAAAATACGATGCGGCCGAAGGACTAATGCTGATGGCCAAGGCCGAGCGTGTTGTGTTTGCAGCCGCGCCGCCTTCGCGCCTGTCAGATGATCCGTCGTTCTTTAAGTGCCGTTTCTGCCCCTACAAGCCCGTCTGCCACGGCTGCAAGATCCCAGAAGCCAACTGCCGCACATGCGCGCACGCAACGCCTGAGCGCGGCGGTGATGGGGCGTGGAGTTGCGCCAAGGGCCGCGATATGAAGCCCGGCTGCACCGCACATCTGTTCATCCCGCACATCATGCCGCCAGACCTTGAGGTGAGCGATACGGGCGATGATTGGGTGGAATATCTGGACAAAGACACAGGCGAGGTTGTGCGGAACGAATGCAACAGCGCCGATCTGCATAAGGGGAGGATGCTGTGAAGCTCCGCAAATATCAGGAAGATGCCATAGACGCGCTTTATCAGTATTGGGCTGATGGTCGCGGTGAAAACCCGCTGATCGTCGCTCCTACCGGCGCAGGCAAGTCGGCAATTCTCGCCAAGCTGGTCGAGGACGCAATGGAATATACCGGCACGCGGGTGATGATCCTGACCCACGTCAAGGAACTGTTAGAGCAGAACGCCAAGACGCTGCTTCGGATTGTTCCACACGCGGACATTGGCTTTTACAGCGCCAGCATCGGCCAGAAGCGGCTTGATAAGCCGATCACCTTTGCCGGCATTCAATCTGTCTATCGGGAAGCCCCAAATATGATCCCAGCGCCGGATTTGGTTCTGGTGGACGAGGCGCACCTCATCCCGAAGAACAGCGAAACGCGATACGGCCGCTTCATCAGCGAGTTGAAGCAATGCAATCCGATGGTGAAGATCGTTGGCCTGACCGCCACGCCTTATCGACTCGACAGCGGATTTTTGCACAAGGGCGATGAAGCGATCTTTGACGGCATTGCATACGACATTCCGGTTGGGATGCTGATGGACGAGGGCTATCTGTCCCCGGTCATTTCAAAGGGCAGCTTGAACAAGATCGACCTGACCAACGTGAAGATGCGCGGCGGAGAGTTTAACGAGACAGACCTTGCAACAGCCGCCAGCGATCCGGCCTTGGTCGAGGCAACCGTGAGAGAGATCGTTGCGCTTGGCGAAAACCGCAAGGCTTGGCTGATCTTTGCATCCGGCCTTGGCCATGCAGACATGATCCGGCGCGCGTTTGCGGTTCAGGGGTTCGATATTGAAGTGGTGTCAGGCGAAGACCCGATGAGCGAACGGACGGCCAAGATTGAGGCATTCAAGCGCGGTGATCGGCGCGGCCTCATCAATTGCGGGGTTCTCACCACTGGCTTCGACCACCCGGCCGTTGACCTTGTGGCACTGGTGCGAGCGACGGCCAGTGCCGGTCTTTATGTGCAGATCGTTGGACGTGGCACGCGGCCAGTCTATGCGCCGGGCGTGGATATGGAGAGCAAGGAAAGCCGGCTGGCGCACATCGCTAGAGGCCCCAAGCCGAATTGCCTGATCCTGGACTATGGCCAGAACGTCGAACGGCACGGCTTTATTGATGCGATCCAAGTGAAGCCCAAAGGCGAGAGCAAGGGCGGCGATGCGCCGGTGAAGGTTTGCGAGGCGTGCCAGACGGTCAATCACGCGGCCGTGAGAAACTGCATCGAATGCGGATTTGAGTTCCCAGCGCCAGCGCTCAATCATTCGACCAAAAGCTACAGCGGCGCGATGCTATCGACCCAGGTCGAAGCACAATGGCTTGACGTTGATTCGGTGGAGTATGCCCTGCACCAGAAAGATGGAAAGCCCGACAGCGTGAAGGTCACTTACGTTTGCGGGATGGTGCGACAAAGCGAGTGGCTCTGCCCAGATCACGGCGGCTATGCCGCAAGCCGCTATCAGGCGCGCATGAAGGCGCTGGACAGCACCGCTATGACGACGGCCGAAGCCTTGGGGCAATGCACGATGTGGAATTGGCCGAGCCGGATTAAGATCAAGCCTCGGGCTGATAACCCGAAGTTTAACGAGATCGTGCAGCTAGACTACAGCGCGGCAAAACCACGCGCGCCAAAGGAAAAGACAGAAGAGGAGATGCGCCTTGAACGACTTGCCGGAGAAATGTTTGCAGCCATCTAAGTGCAGCACATGCACGCACTTAGTTGATGAGCGGTATTGCATGAAGTGGCGCGACATCGTGCCAGATGAAGCACAGGAGGACGGATGCAATGAATGGACGCAAAACCCACCCTTCTGAGACGGAAGAGCAGGAGGGATTTGTAAACTGGTTTCGAGCCAAGTTTCCGGGGGTGTTGATCTTTGCCATTCCAAACGGCGGGCATCGCGCGATTAGCACGGCCAAGCGGCTGAAGGCCGAAGGCGTTGTGCCTGGCATCCCAGACCTACATGTGCCGGCGTGGCGGCTATGGGTCGAGATGAAGCGCGTGAAGGGCGGAAAGCTATCGGCCGAGCAAGAAGCGATGATCCTGCACCTTGAGGGCCTTGGCCACAAAGTTGTTGTTGGCAAAGGTGCCGAAGATGCCAGCGCGCAGATTGTCGAGTGGATCAAAGCGCACAAAAAGTGAGACCGTCCATTTTGTGGACGGTCTATTTTTCACCCTTCCCTCACCGCGATCTCGCCGCCGCAGGCCAGATAGCCACAGCCGTCGATCCAGTTGTCCGCGTGGGCCGGGTTCGACTTGGCGCGGGCCAGCTTCAGCAGGGTCATCATCACGGCCACGTCGTGGGCGGTGACGATGGTGTCGAGGTGTGCAGTCCAGTACAAGGCGATGAGATTAAAATTGCTCTCCGCGTCCCCGTGCGTGTCTGCGCGATCCTTGGTGACGTACGCCTTCGCGGTGTCGAGTATTTGGCCCCGGTTCATTTGGACACCCACTCCTCTTCAAAGCGCAAATCTTCAATCCCGGTGATGTCGGCCAGACGGTGGCGGTAGACAGCGGACGGCACCACGCGGCCCGTCATCCAGCGGGAAAGGCTGGACGATGCCACTGGCACTTTTCTTGCGAGCCAGCCAAGTTTGCGCCCGTCCTGCGCGCACCATAGCCGGATTTGTGTTTGAGCCATCATTTGGCGTTCTCCTATGTTTCAATGCCTTAGGCTTATGGTGTAAAAAAAGATGCGTCAAGTGCATTTTTCTGCTTGCATGAGGTGTAGTAGGCTGTATGGTGGTCCTACGAACTAGCAAACAAGGATGACCCAGATGACGATGAAACTCACAAGCAGCACGGGAAGCGAGACGACGGTGATGATCGTTCGCGAGACCGCAAAGGCCATTCTGGTAAAAGGCAACGCCAGCGAAGCTTGGTTCCCGAAGCGCGCCATCGATGCTGATGGACGGATCGCAGATTGGTTTCAGTTTGATCTGGTCCATTCGTTCTTGTTCCACGCACCTTATCGGCCCGCCGCATGACCGACCTCGAACTCGAACTAAGCAGGCTGGGCGTCATCGCCCGGCCAGCACCCCGCCCCCAGCCAGCGGCCTACGCGCCGCCACAGTGGAAACCAACTTACCCCGGCGAAGAGCCGCCGTTTTGATAGGAGACTAAAATGAAATACCGCATTCGTGACATCCTCGCCGACCTGATCGGCGTCATCGCAATATTCGCAACGGGTTACGGCCTGATGCTGATCGGCCTCGGGATGGGGTGGTAATCATGGCCGTCAAACTGGGAGCAATGGACACGCACATCGTTTTGACCGCCCTGTGGGATTATCGGGAGACGCTGACGGATTTCGATGAAGCGCCGCCGAACCCGCAGATTGATGAGAAGATCCAGCGCGTGGATCGCCTCATAAAGCACTACAAGCAATCGTACTTCGCCTTAGACAGATTGGGGATCATGTGATGACCGAAGCAGACAAACTCCGCGAGTACATCGCCACGAAAGAGAAACAGCTTGCCGACCTTGAGGCAAGATATGGAAGCGGTGTCAGGCCATCGTGGCTATCACAAGAGACGACCGTTTTGGCGTTTTATATCCGAGACGCCGAAGACCAACTCAAGCAACTGGAAGACAAAAATGCAAACTGAAATCATCATCACAAACACCATACAAAGCGGGACGGGCTTTGCCGTCATCGCATCAGACATGACAGAGGGCGTGTTCATCCCATCGAAGCTGATGCACGAAACAAGCCTGCGTCCGGGCGACCGCGTGTCGGCCATGCTGGTGCCCAACCACACTCGGCCAGACAAGACGCCGTGGGTCGCCATCTCGTTCGACAAGGCATCGCTGGCACCTGTATCACGCCCTGATACGCTGGCCGAACTGATCATCGATGACCTCGAGGATGGTCGCGCGACGGTCGAGGAGATCGCCGAGAACCTGAACATGTCGGACGAGAAGATCGCCGCCAAGCTCGCCGAGCTGGTCGCGTCTGGCGACGTGGTGCGGCTGACCTGCTTCGATCTGCCGGAGGATGTGGCATGATGTTCTGGCGCAAGGAACCAAAGACCCTGCCGCACAGAGACGTGCAGGCAGAGGCGGCACTGGGGATCAGCAACGCAGCATCCGTGCTGCCGCCCAAGAGGTTCATGGACCTCGTCTACTGGGCCATCATCACGAACCGCCAGATCAGCGTCGAGGACATGGACGCGCTGGCCAATCGGCTGTCGCGCATCGCGTGGGAAAGGGCGCGGAAATGAGAGACTTATGGGTATTTGTGCCGCTGGCTGGGATGGCTCTTGCCGCGTTCTTTCTCTACGGCATCGGGCAGATCATCTTTGCCGACATGGAGGACTATAGGCTGCGTTACGAGCATTGCATCGCTGCGGACAAGCAGTGGGTCAAGGAGAGCTGTGTGAAATGAGCAAACAGGTCAAGATCAAAAGCCTGATCTGGCGCGACGTGACCATCCCAGAAGGCGCAACTGGCGGCCTATGGCTCGTTGCATACAGCATCGTCGGCACATACGAACTGCACCGCTTTGACGACAAGGTTGGCGTGTATCTTGGGATGCCGGGAGGCATTGCGTTGGACCAATACGTTGACGTTCTGTCAGCCACCGATGCCGCTCAGGCGAACTTTGAGAAGAAGGTCAGGAGTGTTTTGAAATGACTGACGAAGAACTGGTGAAGCGGCTGCGGGACAA